AATCAAAGGTCAATGATGGATGACGAGTTTTCACCAGAAGCGATTAACAACGCAGTCTCACAAACTTTAGGTGTAAAAGCGCCTAAGTTAGAGTCTGTGCAAACAAATACTTCAGATTTAAATTCTGAAGATATCAATAGGGCTGTTTTAGAAGCAGTAAAGCCATCAACAACAATTACTGCCAAACCCCAAGCGCAACACGATAAAACCATTACTGATTACTTTAAAGGAGTTGGTCGAGGTTTAGCGTCTTTAGGTGACGTTACTGTTGGAGGTGTATTGCCTATTGCTGGTCAAGTAGTCCAAGCTGCTGCTAGACCCTTTACAACACCTCAACGTGCTCAAGAAATTGGTGGAGCAGTATCTAGCGCTATTGACCAACCATTTGGCAAAGCATTTGGTGTTACAGAAACACCAGAATACAAACAAGAAACATCAAGATCATTAATGGATTTTGTTGGCAAGTATGCTAATTTAGGTGCTGAAAAGATTAGTGAATTAACTGGCGGTCGCTTGCCTGTTGAAGACGTACAAAATATGTTGGGTACGTTAACTATTCCTGCTGGCAAAGCATTAGGAATAGGCGGTAAAGCAATAGGCTCTGAAGCCAAGATGGTTAGTGATGCTTTAAAAAGCAAATTTGCTGGTGGCAAAACACCTCAAGCAATAATGCAAGATTTGCATGGGGCAGAAGTTAGTGATTTGGCTGGCGTTGGTGCTGCCAAGTCCGATATGAACCCTTACTCAAGTTTGACAGGGGAAGAAAAGTCTAGAGGGCAATATCCTATTGTCAAATTGTCTAAGATAGCTGCCGATGTGCCTGTATCTGAACAAAAGACTAGGTCACAAATTGCAAACAAAGTCTTAGGTGAAAACAATCTAGTTCGTACTGGCGTTCTTACTGGAAATGAAGATACTTTAAGAAACGAATACACAGAAGCCAAAAAAGCAAATCCAACACCCAAGGGTGAATTGCTTAAGGAACAAATTGCTAATGAACAAAATGCTTTATCTGATTTTTCTCAAAAACTAGTCAATGACACAGGTGCAAGTCAAACATTGACAAGCCCTTATGAGCGTGGCCAGCGTATAGCCGATGCTTTAATTGGAGACGAAGGTCTTAAAGGTTTCTTTAAAGCAGAGAAAAACAAAATATACGAGGAAGCTAAAAAACAAGTTGGTGACAATCCGATTGGTTCACAAACTGTAGAAAACTTAATAAACTCACCTCAATTCAAAGCCGAATTAAAAATTAAAGGCATTCCTGAGTTTACCAATGGCGTTAAAGAACTATTGGATTTACATAAGACTGAAGGCTTACAAGACACAACACCTAACAGTTTGGCAGGTTTGGAAAAGATTAGGCAGTCTTTGAATGCTCAATGGTCTCCAGCCAACAGTTATGGAATAGGCCAAGTTATCAATGCTATTGACGCTGATATTGCCAAAGCGGGTGGGCCTGGTCTTTATGAGCGTGGTCGTAAAGTACACCAAGCAGAAAAGGTACTTTTTGGCTCTAAAGGTATCAAATCCATGTTTGGTGAGGTTGATCCTAATGGAGTGCAAACTGGCACACCATACGAAAAGATACCTGACAAACTCAACCAAATGCCTGTAGATGAATGGAAACACATACACGACACATTGGAATTAATATCTAAAGGCAAAATCAGAGGTAAAGATTTTGAACTTGATATTCCAGAAGAGTTAAAGACTGCTGCGATTTCTGCTAAAAATGAAATGCTAGGCAATATTGCTAGAGAAGTATACGAGCAAGGCGCTAATAAGGTTGGTGTTTGGAATCAAAACTCTGCAAACAAAGTATTGAATGCAAGAGCAGAAAAGATCAAACATGGCTTTAGCCCAGAAGCCCAACAAGACTTCCATACATTGAACTATGCGGGTCACATCATGCCAGGCGTTCATCATTATGAAGGTGCTGCTTTGCAAGCTAGAAGGCTAGGTTTGATTGAGGGTCACATAGAAAAAGCGGCCACAGGTGCTGGAGCAGCAGCCGGTGGTGCAATTGCTGGGCCATTAGGTGCTGGTGTTGGTGGCTACTTAACAGGAAAAGCAGGTGCTAAAGTTGCACAATCTTTAGAGAGTAAAGCTCTTGCCAAAGAAGCTGAAAATTTAAGGAATGAAATGAAAGCCAACGCTAAACTTGGTACAAAAATTAAGGACTTAAACAAATGAGCGTCAATCTCTCCCCCATTTTTAACGCAGTAGCCCAAACAAACAGCACAGGACTTCCCTTAAATGGTGGGTTCTTGTATACCTATTTGGCTGGGTCTAGCACCCCACTAGCTAGTTATACAGATTCTGCTGGTTCAGTTCCTAATACAAACCCAATCATTCTAGGGACTGATGGCCGACCCCCTTATGAGATTTGGTTAAATAACGCCTATGGTTATAAATTTGTGTTGACCGACAGCGCATCTAACCTAATCGGCACATATGACAATGTGTTTGGTTCGTCTAGTTACTATGGCCCATCGACTGCGGTGACGGCGGTAACAGGTACATCACCTATTAGCGTATCTTCTGGAAGCACCCCTAATGTATCGTTTTCGGGTGTATTAGGGCGTACAAATGGTGGTACAGGGGTTTCTAGCCCTCCCGTGGCTTTTGTTCATCAAATCACGGCTCAGAGTATTGCATCGGCTACTGTGACTGTAATTCAATATGAAACTGTAAATTACGACACCAATAGCATTTGGTTACAAAGTAATTATGCTTTTGTTCCTAATGTGCCTGGTTACTATCAAGTCAACGTCAGTTGTACTATTTCTAGCACTAGCGCTGGTTACCAAGTGGGTTGCGGTGTATTGCAAAATGGTAGCACTTTGGTTGATTACAACGTGGCAGCATCAAGCGCCCTTGGTTCTACCCCAGTTTGTTCAACTATCGTAAAATGTAATGGATCAACTGATTACATTCAAGGGGTGGTAGCACAATCTTCAGGTGGGTCACTCAGCACTACGCCTAGCACAGTCGCTGATACTACGTTCTCCATAGCATTTTTACGAGGTTTGTAATGGACATTGACCCAATCCAATATGGACAAATCATTTCTAAAGTTGAATTTTTAGAAAATGAAGTGGCTAATATGCGTAGTGACGTTAAAAAGCTCTTAGAGCTTGCTAACCAGTCCAAGGGTGGCCTATGGATGGGGATGGCATTTGCAAGTCTTCTAGGGGCTATGTTTCATTTCTTGGGTGAGAAGTTCTTGAAATGATTGATCCGGTTACCATCTTTGCTGCTTGTAAGGCTGCTCACGCTGGTATTAAAGAGTGTGTAGAACTTTACCAAAACTTTAAACAAGACGGCAAAGACGTTGGTGAAATATTAAATGACGTTGGTTTACATTTAGGTAACTTTTTTACGCATCAGGAATCGTTTAAAGAAGCTGAAAAACAGGCAAAACTTCAGCCACTTAAGAATGTATCCATTAATGAAGAAGCCATGAATAGGATTCTGCGCCAACAGCAGATCGAGCAAATGGAGACGGAATTACGAGAAATGATCATATATCAGGTTGGAATGCCTGGTCTATGGCAAAAATTCACAGAAATGCGTGAGATAGTTAAAAAAGAGCGAGAAAAAGTCGAGCGTGAACAAAAAAAGCCTTGGAACTCGCTGCTCTCAAACGTAGGCAGTTTATTGACAAGTGGCAAGTTCGGTTGGCGTTGGCAACAGGTTTGTTTACATGGTTATTTATATTTGCCCTACTCATGTATGGCATTCACTTAGACTATCAAAAAAGTAAGGGGATATTATGAGTTGGTTAGGACAAATTGCACCTACGATTGCTACTGCTTTGGGTGGGCCACTAGCAGGTATGGCTACTGAATTGATTGGAAAAACCCTAGGTATTTCATCTGAGGAAGTAACTACGGCAATTAATTCAAACAAATTGACCGCAGATCAAATCGCTGGGCTACAACAGGCTGAGTTGGCATTAAAAGCCAAAGCTCAAGAAATGGGTCTAGACTTTGAATCTTTAGCCACACAAGACAGAAAGTCGGCTAGGGATATGCAAATGACTGTCAAGTCTATGATTCCCCCCATCTTAGCTATTGGTATCACAATCGGATTCTTTGGAATTATGACTGGCATGATGTCAGGCAAAGTCCAGTCTAGTGAAGCATTAATGATACTCTTAGGTTCACTTGGGACAGCGTGGACAGGAGTTATAAGTTTCTATTTCGGTTCTTCAGCTTCTAGCCAAGCCAAAGATTCAATGATTCACAACTCAACACCGATAGCAAAATGACACAACTTACTAACCATTTCACCCTAGAAGAACTGACTCACACCGATCATCGTGAATTTGACAATACGCCTAATGAAGTTGAAAAGGCTAATCTCATGCGATTGGCAGAGTTTCTTGAGCAAGTTAAGGACTTACTTGGCGGCGTGCCAATTATGGTTAACTCGGCTTTTCGGTCTAAACAGGTTAATGACGCTGTGGGAAGTAAAGATACTTCTCAGCATCGTGTTGGTTGTGCTGCTGATTTGCGTGTACCAAATCTCACTCCTGATCAGGTAGTCAAGAAAATCATGGCTTCCAACCTAGAGTACGACCAAGTGATTAGGGAGTTTGATAGGTGGACTCATGTATCAATTCCAAATAATCCATACGATAAACCCAGAAAAATGGCTTTAATTATCGACAAAAATGGAACTAGGAAGTATAGTTAAAGCGCAGTTGCAAAGAAGTTTAGGGGGATTATTCCCCCTTTTTTTTGTCGAATTAATGTCATAATTGATAACGACAATAAACCTATGCAAATCAAACTCATAGACACAAGTGTTCAAGAGAATTTTGAACTTGTAAATAGGTTGCAAAAGGAAACCTTACCCTACGATACTTTATACAACTGTCGAGAAGGATGGTGGTGGGTAGCCTATGAAAATAATAGACCTTGTGGATTTGCTGGGTTGGTTTGCTCTAGCCGCTGGACTGATTGCGGTTATTTGTGTCGTAGTGGTGTTGTACGAGAGTTTCGTGGTCGAGGACTGCAAAAGCGTCTTATACGAGCAAGAGAGAAAATGGCCAGGCGAGTAGGCTTCAACTGGCTAATTACTGATACCACAGACAATCCCCCATCTTCTAATTCCCTAATTGCCTTGCAATATCGTTTGTTTAATCCCTCTCAACCTTGGGCGGGTAGACACTCGCTATATTGGAGAAAGAAGCTATGAGCTATTTATCTGACGAAGAGTTTTTAATGCTTTTTGGGTTGTACAAAAGTCCCACTCTAATGTCACAAGAAACAGGAATGTCAGCAAGGGGAATCATAGCCCGTAGAAACGCTTTAGAAGGTCGATACGGCGTTCAATTAGAGACAATAGCCGTTAAGGAAAGGATTGATCCAAAGCCCCCTAGGCTTGATTTAGGTATCTTAAATGGGTCTGTAATAGTGTTTTCAGACGCTCACTTTTGGCCTGGTATTAGAACAACAGCTTACGATGGTTTAATTTGGGCAATCAAAAACATTGAAAATCTCAAGGCGGTGATCAATAATGGTGACGCATTTGACGGGGCAAGCATAAGCCGATTTCCTAGGATTGGTTGGGATAAGACCCCTAGTCTCATTGAAGAACTAAAAGCCTGTGATATGGCGTTGGCTGAGATAGAAGAAGAAGCCAAAGAAGTTAACAAAAATGTTAAGTTAATGTGGCCAATGGGCAACCACGATGCTCGGTTTGAGAATAGATTGGCAGCCAATGCCCCCCAATACGAGCATATCAAGGGTTTTAGCCTAAAAGACCACTTCCCTGCTTGGCATCCCTGTTGGTCAGTTTGGTTAAATGAGAGCGTAATTGTCAAACACCGATACAAAGGTGGCATCCACGCTACCCACAATAATACAGTTACGTCTGGCGTTAGTATGGTCACAGGACACTTACATAGCCTTAAAGTGACCCCCTACGATGATTACACAGGGACTAGGTACGGAGTTGACACAGGAACTCTAGCCGAGCCTACTGGCCCACAGTTTGAGAATTACCTTGAGCACTCACCGACCAATTGGCGGTCAGGTTTTGCTATTCTTACATTCCATAAAGGTGTATTATTATGGCCTGAAATGGTAAAAGTGTTTGATAAAGACCACATAGAGTTTCGTGGACAAGTAATAAAAGTGTAAGGATTAATATGAAGATGACAATTACAAGAGAAAAAGCCAAAGTAACTGACCCCAAAGTTTACGAGATCGTTCGTGAGCATAAAAAGGAACGTGAAAAAGTTATGGCTTTGGAGAAAGAGCTAAAAGCGCATGAGAAGACTGATATGACTCACGCTCATCCTATGCACTCACCTAGCGCCACAGCTCACGGACAATCCCAAGCGCCCCTACCTAGCATGAGAAAGTAAGCGTTCTATTGTGACGTTTAGGGCATCCAGTTCTTGCATCTTCTGGATAGCCCACATTCTTTTTTGACCATGCCAACCCATTACAGGGCCTTGGTGACAGTCTTTACATAGTGCGATACAGGTGTATGTTAAGCCTTGCTTTACATGGTGTGCGTCTGAAGGCCCACTAGCATCACAGACCGAGCAAGGCAATTCTTTTACTTTACCTAGATACTCGCGTTCTCGCTTAGTTAACTTACTATTCATGGGAACGTATAGCAAGGCGCTCAGAAGCCTCTCTGGTGCGCCAAATATCAATAAGTAACTTACTGGCTTCTATTTCATATTTAAGCGTTTCCTCGGCCTTTATAGACGCTTGCAACGCCTTTATAAGATCAATATATTCCTGATCTGCCATTGCTTCACGTTCTTGAGCTGCTATTTGAGTAAAACCATCAAGTGCAGCTTGTTTCATTAGGATGGCTTTAGCAGACTTTATACCCAATTCTTTACCTATTCTGTCCGATTTAGCAGACGCATACCGGTGTGCGTTTTGGGCTATAAAGTTAGCGTGTTCTTCTGGAATCATAAGTTTTCTATCAGTTTTAATACTCTAAGAGCCGATTCAACATCACTAACCACAGACAAAACGCCCCCTGTCCATTTTCCGTGGAACACGATCTGGTCTTCAGTCAGTTTGTTATTGCCAAACTTAACTTCCATCAAGATGGTATGGCGTTTGTACCCAATCAGCAAATCAGGTACACCTTTACCAACACTAGCCAATGAAACAACAAAAGCACCATAGTCTCTCAATGCTTTGACGATTTCTACATGGTTACGATCCACTTTGGCTGCTCTCATTGATTTCCTTAATACGTTCAGCAACGGCCTTACCAAGCCCTTTAAACAGGCCTGTGGGGTGATTTTCCATCTCTCTGACCATATACCTAGCATGATCGACAGAACCGCTTTCTATGGCCATACGAGCATAATGATCAATGATGACCTGAATGTCAATGTATTTCATCTTTGTCTAAGTTCTTGCAGTCTACGTTTAATTTCTTCTGGCATTGGCACAGCGTTCTTTTTATCTTCTTCAAACTTCTTCAGGAAAGGGTCTACAACCTCTTTAGGGGCGATTTCTGGCACTTCAGCACCATCCCATCGTTGCTGGTTCAAATAAACGCTTGGAGCTGGTATAAACGCCCCATTTGACTTACGCCATTGGTCGGTCGTTTTCATCCATTCAACGTGTTTAATGATGGAATCACAACAGCTCTCAAGATAGTTCTTTTCCCATATCTTGATACATTGTGACTTGCCCCCTTTTCGTGTAGATATTGGCCACGTTCTCCAAAACCTATCAAACCCAGATTCAAACATTTCAGCCCCTTTTTCTTTAGTCATAGGTTATCCTAGGGTGGATATACATCCATCCTGCTCCAACCCTGTTAATCTTAATGTGTCTTAAAGTATCTAAATAGCATCAACAAAAGCCCAAGTGCCCATGAGGGGTTAATTCATCTTATACACAAGGCCTAGTTGCCACCTGAGTTACCTTGTGCTTTACCAGTCGGTTAACCAACGCTGGTCACATTTTGCACCGGGGTGTGTCGGTGTGCGGTGTTCTGCTCCTAGCCATCCATTCAGATGCGCTGCTATCGTGAGGAGTACGGCCACCAAATGCAAAAACCCCATAAAACTCTCTGTGGTCTTGGCTCTTGGCGAGAGCAACAACAAACGATTGAGATCAATCAAAAGTTCGTTTGCCGTCTGACAAGACCACACAGGATTCTATGGGGTTCTACGATTGATCTCTTTCGCCTGATGCCACTCAGACGATTTGGATTATACACATTTATTGCTGTTTTTTACGGCTTCCAATAATTATTGTTTTTACCCATTCTTTGTCGCATCTATCCAACGCTGACATTTTGGCAGCATACCTGGCGCAACAATCATCACAGGGCGATATCACCTCTCTAGCTAACTTAGCCAGCTCTACCCAGTCCCTGTAGTGATCAAAATCTCTATAACATTTTGGATAATTCATAGATTTATCTTAGATGTTGTAAAAATATTAAATATTAGGGAAAACCCCTAGAAAAAAATGTTGACAATGAATTATCATTCGTTTGCGTTAACAAAAGGAGAACGCAATGACAAGATCAGAAGCCAATAAGATTCTGAGTAATTTAAAGCATGGGGCTATATATTCTTTGTATATAGTTAACCAGGCTTTGATGACCACAGGTGACTTATGAACGAGTTAGAGCATACAAAATCTGAACTCAAGCATCTGCAAGAGTTATTAATGGAGTATGATCTAGAACTCAAACGAAAGAATGAGTTGCTCACTAGGTGTCACAAAGAGCCTTTATCTGATGAGCGCCTTTACCAACTGTTTAGGCACACAATGGATTGGAGAATGTTTGCTAGAGACATAGAACGTGAGCATGGAATTGGTGAGAGAGAGCAAGACTTTTTTGATTAACATTTTTGCCCGCAAGGGACTAAGGAGCTTCAATGAGAACTGTATACAACACAGGCAAAGTCGAAATTGGCAAACAATACATCGACTATAAACAACACAAAATCACCCCAGAAGAAGAACTGATCCAATCTTTACTGCTTGGGGACTTCAAAACAATACAAGGTTTCTTTTACAACTTAATTCTTTGTATTTGTTACCTAGTCGCTATCGTCACGCTAATAGTCAACATGACCTATTGGTGCTGAGATGAAAGCCTACCATCTAATTGAGCGAGTCCAAGAGACCGCTGAAGCCTACTATCCTCACGATTCTGGTATCTACAAGCTCAATTTTATGATTGGGCAGTACCAGAGCATTATTCGAAATCTTTGTCAGACGATAGAGATTTATGAAGAGCAGATCGACAATTACAAATTACTAGAAAAATTAGGTGATGAAAATGAAGAAAGTTAAACAAAAAACAACTGAACAACTGCATGATGAGATTATGGCTTTGTTCATTGGTCAAGATATGGGCACAACATTAAACGCATTGATTGAAACAATGGTTGGAGTTTCTAATTACTTAGAAGTCAAGCCTTACGATGTGGTCAATTTGGTTGTAGCTGAACTCAATATTTACGAAGAAATGGACAAAGAATGAAACAAATTGCAACAGCATTGGTTAAAGCACAAAAGGCATTTGGGCCAGCTTTAAAGACCTCTACAAACCCGCATTTCAAATCACGCTATGCTGACCTATCCAACTGTGTGGAAGCGGTTATAGACGCATTAAACGACAACGGCATTTACTTGATGCAAAAGTGCTATGAAAACCAAGGCGGTGTGACTGTCGAGACTATGTTTATTCACGAGTCAGGTGAGTTTGTGGAGTGTGGAATATTAAGTGTCCCAGCTGTCAAACAAGACGCACAGGGCTATGGATCGGCACTAACCTACGCTAGGCGCTATTCTTTGATGGCTGCCTGTGGTATTGCACCTGAAGATGACGATGGAAATCAGGCTAGTAAGCCTAAGCCATTGTTGGATGAAAAGATAATGTTAGATCATTTGGCTGCTATGGACAGCGTAGCTACCCAAGAGGATTTAATTGCTGCTTACAAAGTGGCGTTCAATGCTGCCAAAGCCGATCCTAACTGGCAGAAACGAGTTATTGCCAAAAAAGATGAAATGAAAGCGAAAGTCAAATGATGGATGACAACGAAGACGAAAAGCAGTTTCTGAGGTTTTACGCAATGGCTGAACGGAAGTACAGAAAAAAACTATCTAGTGCGCCTGATTGCCGAGACCCAGATCACCCTGGTTGTGAAAAATGTGATGAAGATTGGGAAGATTATGAATACTGAAGACGAAGAATTTGCAAGATTAGACAAAAAACAAGCCGATTACTTATTGAAGTCGCTTGGATTTCCTGACCATAGAAGCCCTAAAAAGAAAGAATGGGTTAACTTAAACAACGATGAGATTCAAGCCGTAGCTGACGAGGTACAGTTTGGTTACCACGCTCACTACGACAAAGAGTTTATTGACGCTATCCAAGAAGCATTAAGGAAGAAAAATGAAACCTAAAACGTACAAAGTTCTTGAAATGTGTATTGAGAACGGCATCAAGTATGGTATTGCCAGAGCATTAAAGCATGACGATAAACCATCTACGGAGGTTATTGCGATTGCTATTAACGCAGCCATTGACTACGAAATTTGTGAATGGTTTGATTTGGACATTAAAAATGACTAAAGATGAAATCATAGAAATGGCTAAAAAATGTGGGTGGGACAATCCATTCACAAACATGGCACCTTTATACGAATTTGCCAAACGGGTAGCAGAAAAAGAACGTGAGGCGTGTGCTGAAATTTGTGATGGTTTTTACTTATCATGGATAGACATACAAGGT